AGCAGATAAGGACGGGTTTCCGAAAGCTATACGCTTTCTCAAACCAGATAGGAACGATGTCTATAGTGTGCGGTACTCGTTCTCAGTGATGAGAATCATTGAGTCGTTCAGGTGTAAACCTGAATACTCAGTTAGTACAATAATTGAGGAATCGACTGCAAATGAACATTTGCTAGACGAGATCTGCAACTACATCCGCAACTGGTCCTTTCTTAAGCATATACCTAAGTTAGGACAAACACAACTTGTACTAAGTAACAGGGCAGGTCCTAACGGTCCTGCGTCTGTCACAGCAATACGCGACTTAACTTCTCTTAGAGAAGAGAAAAACGCGAAGCTGTACTCTGGTATAATGGAATTACTGAGCTTAACAGGCTCACACCTTATACCTGAGTCGTACAAGTCACACGAGGGAGTGTTCCAACACTCCAAACTCGTTCTGCTAAGCGATAAAGCTTGTAAAACAAGAGTTATAGCTATCGCAGATTGGTGGAGTAACACCGCCTTGAGTTCGATTCACAAATCGACCATGGCTGCGTTACGAAAACTACCAAGTGATGTGACCTACAGACAAAGTGACATACCTAAACTTGTCAAAGGTTTAGGTAACCATTTATACAGTTCTGATATGACAGCCTTTACAGACAGGTTTCCAAGAAAACTGGAGACCACGCTGTTAGAGGCCGCATACGGCAAACGTATAAGTGAGTTATGGGAACTAATTGTCTCAGAACGTACATTCAACCACCCTATGGGTGGGGTGAAGTACGCCTGTGGCAACCCCATGGGCTTGTTAAGCTCATGGCCTGTATCTACCCTAACGCACCACGCTGTAAAGCAGTGGTGTGCCCACAAGTGTGGGATAAAGAGGTACAAGTACCTTATACTTGGGGATGATACACTCGACAGTAGGAAGGATGTGTATGATTTATACACCCAAACTATTGAAGAGTTAGGAGTTTCCATATCACCCTCTAAGTGTACGCAAAGTGAATCCGGCAATGCCGAGTTTGCTAAGCGTTACTTTCTCAACCATGTAGATGTAACCGGTCTCCCGGTTCATATACTGGAAGAGATAATGAACAAGCCTGAGCAATTCATCGAATTGGTCAGATTGTGCATAGAGAGGGGGTACGAGATTTCATTTCTCGGCCCGTCTTTGGAGAGTCTAATCTCTTCTCACAAAAATGAGAAGCAATTAGCAGACATACTGTCCCTTCCACTCAGTGTAACCGGCCAGCCTCCAGTTTTGGAGGGTAGGGTAGGTTCGCACGCTTCTCTTCTTAAGGAGAAGGAGTGTGAAGGTTCCCTGGAAGAACTTGTGCGCATAGCGCGCGACAAGGTCTTTTGGGATACAGTGTCCAAGATTGACAATCCTGGAATTCCAAAGAATGTCTGTCAGGTGCCTATAGAACCAAACCACCCTCTAGTGTTTGCACTTAGCGAACAACTATTGGATTATCTTCTAGAAGACGAAGATGGGTTTGGACTCTACAACAAGTGGATGTCAGGGGAGTATCGAGAAATGGCAAATCTGCCGTTCTTAGATACTTATCGGTACTACAATAAGGGCCACAAGGCCACAAAGTGTAAGTTCGATGTGTTGAACACCCTGCTAAAGTTAGCAGCAGGGGATTGCAACATCCCTCTATACAAACCAAATAAGTTGGAAGACTATGATCTTTACGACTTGGTCTTTATTCCAATGCAA